CTATACGATGCCAATCAGGAAATCAAAGCGGATGGAATTGGCGATGAGACAGCTGCCGGTGGGCAGAAAATGGGCGCGGCAGTAAAGGCTCGTGACAAATACATCTCACAGCTTATTCGACTGAGCGTGGTTCTGAAACTTGATCCAAATAGCAGGATGGTAAAACGACCTCCACTCGCAGGCGGTAAAGCCGAAAACGAATTTGACGAATTTTGATTGGGGCGATGGTCCCAATTTTAGGGACTTATTATGGCCGCGTACCCGAGCGTCAATATGGCGAACCAGTATGCGCGGGATGTGCTGAACGGGAAAATACTCGCCTGCAAGAGCATCCAGCTGGCATGCCAGCGCCATTTTAATGAACTGAAAATTTCTCTCGATAAGGATTATCCCTACCGATTCGACCGTGAACTGGCGGAACGGGCCTGCCGTTTCGTTCAGCTATTACCGCACTCCAGCGGTGACTTAGCTGGTCAAAAACTGAAGCTTGAACCCTGGCAGGCGTTTGCATTTAGCTCAATTTTCGGCTGGGTCACGAAAAAGACCAAAAAACGCCGATTTCGCGAAGCGTATATCCGCGTGGCCAGGAAAAACGGGAAATCGTTTTTCGCGGCAGGCATTGGCACGTACATGTTCTGCGCTGACGGTGAAAACAGCGCAGAAGTGTACTGTGGAGCCACCACGATGGCGCAGGCGAAAAAGGTATTCACCCCAGCCAGACAGATGGCAGATCGCCTTCCGTCGCTCCGCTCAAAATTCAACATTTCGGTATGGGTGGACAGTCTGACCCGTCCGGATGGTTCGCTTTTCGCTCCCATCGCCGGGAAGCCTGGCGATGGTGACAGCCCACACTGCGCAATCATTGATGAATATCATGAGCACGATACGGATCACATGTATGAAGCCATGACGCTGGGTATGGGCGCACGTTCGCAGCCGCTGACGCTCATCATCACCACGGCGGGTACGTCGCTGGAATCGCCATGCTACGACAAAGATAAACAGGTCAAGGAGATGCTCAACGGACATGTCCCTAACGACCGCCTGTTTGGCCTGATTTACGAGCTCGATGAAGGGGACGACTGGACCGACCCGACCAACTTTATTAAAGCGAATCCGAACCTCGACGTGTCGATTTCGTATGACGATCTGCTGGCCGAGATGGAGGTAGCAAAACAGGTTCCCCGTAAGGTGAACGCTTTCAAAACGAAGCGTCTCAATATCTGGGTATCCGGAAAGGCTGCGTTCTATAACATGACGCAATGGCATGCTGCAGCCGATAAATCCCTGCGCTACGAGGACTTTGCTGGCGAGGATTATTACCTCGGTCTGGACCTTGCACAGCGTCTGGACCTTAACGCCGGAGTCGGAGTTTTCGTTCGCGAAATTGAGGGGAAGAAACACTACTACTGCATCAGGCCGAAATTCTGGGTACCGGATGACACGGTCAGAAGCACGGACCCGAAAATCGCCAAAACCGCAGACCGATATGTGAAGTTCGTCGAAATGGGGGCACTTGAAGCGACAGACGGGGCAGAAGCGGATTATCGCGAAATCCTGGCCAGTATTATCGATCTTCAGGAAATTGATAAGGTTCGCATCAGCGAGATCCCCATCGACCCCAGCGGTGCCACGGCACTCAGTCACGAACTGCAGGACCACGGTTTCGAACCCATATCTATCCGGCAGGACTACACCAACATGTCGCCTCCTATGAAGGAGCTGGAAGCTGCGCTTGCTGGCGGACGTTTCCACCATGACGGGAACCCCGTACTGTCATGGTGTATCAGCAACGTCATCGGGAAAAATGTCCCCGGTAGCGACGATATCGTCCGGCCTACGAAGGGTGACAAACAGTCAAAAATCGACGGCGCGACAGCGCTGTTTATGGCATTAGGCCGCGCAATGCTGAACGGTCGGGCCAGCAATCAATCCGTTTATGATGAGGAAGACGTCGCATGTTAACGGCAATTATTACATTTATGATCGGCCTGTTCGGCGCGGCGCTTATTTCGTTTGGCGCGTGGATGGTCTTCCCGCCTGCAGGCGTTATTGCTGCAGGCGTGTTTTGCCTGCTGGCATCCTATTTTGCTGCCAGAGCCGCCGCGCCAGCGAATGATTCACCAGGGGGTAACTGATGTTCATTCCTCAGTTCTTCCGGGGTAAGGCGCGTCCGGGAGGGAGTAACTGGACAACGGTTCTCGGTAGCGTCAGCGCCAGCAAGAGCTCATCGGGAATGCTGGTAACGCCGGAAACGGCAATGGGTATCGGGGCCATTCGCGCCTGCGTAACGCTCCTTGCCGAATCCATCGCCCAGCTGCCCTGTGAGCTTTACCAGCGCGACGAAAAAGGCGGTCGACGCAGGGCAACGGATCACCCTCTGTACGATGTGATCCATTCGCAGCCGAACAGAAAGGACACCAGCTTTGAATATTACGAACAGCAGCAGGGCGTGCTGGGGCTTGAGGGGAACAGCTATTCTCTGATTGACCGTCACGGCAACGGCGATATCGCTGAACTTATCCCGATAAACCCCAAAAAGGTCATTGTCCTGAAAGGGGCTGACGGGATGCCATATTACGAGCTGCCGGAGCTGGGTGAAACGGTGCCGATGCGTATGATGCATCACATCAAGTATTTCTCGCTCGACGGGTATATCGGCACATCACCAATTCAGACGAATGCGGACGTTCTCGGGCTGGGAATGGCGGTAGAGCAGCACGCCGCGCAGGTATTCGCCCGTGGCACCACGATGTCCGGCGTGATTGAGCGTCCCAAAGAGGCGGGAGCCATCAAGAGCCAGGCGTCAATTGACAAGCTTCTGGCCAAATGGACGGACCGCTATTCCGGTGTACGAAACGCCTTTAGCGTGGCGTTGCTGCAGGAGGGCATGAGCTATAAGCAGCTGTCTCAGGACAATGAAAAAGCGCAACTGCTGCAGTCACGTCAGTGGACGGTCAACGAGGTGTGCAGGCTTTACAAAATCCCGCCACACATGATTCAGCTTCTCGACAAATCGACCAACAACAACATCGAGCACCAGGGTCTTCAGTACGTGATGTACACGCTGCTGGCCTGGCTGAAGCGTCATGAAGCGGCGATGATGCGCGATTTGTTGTTACCCAGCGAGCGTCGTGACTTTTACATCGAGTTCAACGTCTCGTCGCTGCTGCGCGGCGATCAGAAATCGCGTTACGAGTCCTACGCGCTGGGCCGCCAGTGGGGCTGGCTGTCGGTAAACGATATTCGGCGCATGGAGAACATGGCCCCGGTAGAGGGCGGTGACACTTATCTGACACCGCTGAACATGGTCGATACCAGTACCGTTCACGGGCTGGATAAAGCCACCCCCGCGCAGATAAGCGAAATCAGCGCAATCCTGCAGCGAACTGCATAAACCTGATTATCAGGCTCTCACAGGTATACACAATGTCAAAATTAATCAACCTGCCGCACCTGGCTGACCAGGTGTTCGGGGTGCCTCATTACGCCACACGGCAAATCATGGACTCGGTGAAGTCGATCCTGGTTCCCCGCCTGCAGGGCATGAATGTGGCCCCGCTGGAAATGGCCCTGGGACCGGATGAGTCACAGGAGACGAACGAACCGCAGCAAAGTGGCGGTGGTGTAGGCGTTATTCCCGTCCACGGCATCCTTGTCCCTCGGCGTGGCCAGATCGTGAATATGTGTACGGAGCTGAACAGCTACGAACGTATTCGCGGCCAGATTGCTTCCCTTCTGAACGACCCGGGCATTAAAGAAATCGTGCTCGATATTAACTCGGGCGGCGGTGCGGTATCGGGCTGTAAGGAGCTGGCCGACTACATTTACCAGTCGCGCAGTGTGAAGCCCATTACGGCCATCGTGAACTTCAGCGCGTTCTCTGCGGCGTACTTTATCGCGTCAGCCTGCAGAAAAATCATCGTCAGCGAAACCAGCGGCGTGGGTTCCATCGGGGTCATCCTGGAGCACATGGAAGCATCGAAATGGGAGGAGAGTGTGGGGCTGAAATTTACCACGTTCTCGCGCGGCGATAACAAGAACAACGGCTCCCCACATGAACCGCTGACGGAGCTGGCCACGTCCCAGATACAGGCGATGATCGACGGTGCGTACCAGACGTTTACGTCTTCCGTCGCGCAGTATCGCGGTATTGATATTGACGCCGTTATTGGCACCCAGGCCGCACTGTATTTCGGGCAGAACGCCGTCGCGGCAGGGCTGGCAGATGAGATGTCCGATCCTCAGTCAGCCATCAACGCGATTGCCGCGAAATACAAACCCTCACCCCAGCAATCCAGTATCCAGTTACGTGCCGCTGTTATGGATCAGCAGGCCCGTATGTAACCCGACGCGAAGCGTCACCGTAAGCAGCCAGATGGCTGCTTTTTTTATTCGTATAAGAGAGAAAAACGATGAACAAAATCGAAGAACTGCGTCGCCAGCGTGCGGGTATTAACACTCAGGTTCAGGCCCTGGCACAGATTGAAATGAACGGCGGCACGCTGAGCGCGGAGCAGCTGGAGCAATTCACAGGCCTGCAGGCTCAGTTTGATGAGATCTCGGCGTCCATTCAGCGTCTTGAAGCGGCAGAACGCCTCGCCGCCACCACGGCGATTCCGGTGAAGGCTGCGCAGAACGGTCGTAACGCACCGGCTGTGCAGGTGAAAGCCGAACCGGCTCAGTACAAAGGTGCAGGCATGACCCGCATGGTGATGGCCATCGCGGCGGGTAAGGGCGACCTGCAGCAGGCCGCCGCGTTCGCTGCGGAAGACCTGAACGATCAGGGGCTGTCGATGGCGATCACCACGGCTGCCGATTCCGGCGGTGCGCTCGTTCCGCAGAACATGCAGAACGAGGTGATTGAGCTCCTGCGCGACCGCACCATCGTGCGTAAGCTCGGGGCGCGAAGCATCCCGCTGCCGAACGGTAACCTGGCGATCCCGCGACTGGCCAGCGGCTCAACGGCAAGCTATGTCGGTGAAGGCAAGGATGTGAAGGCGAGCGGTGCGACCTTCGATGACGTCAAACTGAACGCCAAAACGCTGATCACCATGGTGCCGCTTTCTAACCAGCTGATTGGTCGCGCCGGGTTCAACGTCGAGCAGCTGGTACTGGGCGATATCATCAGCGGCATCTCCACCCGCGAAGATAAGGCGTTCCTCCGCGACGACGGTACCAACGACACCCCGAAAGGGATGAAGGCCGTGGCCACAGCGGGTAGCCGCACGCTTCCATGGGTTGCGGATGAAGAAGTGAACCTGCAGACCATCGATACCTACCTTGATGCGCTGATTCTCATGGCGATGGACGGTAACAGCAACATGCTCAAGTGCGGCTGGGGTATGTCCAACCGCACTTACATGAAGCTGTTTGGCCTGCGCGACGGGAACGGCAACAAGGTTTATCCGGAAATGGCAGTGGGTAACCTGAAAGGCTATCCGATTGAGCGCACCTCGGCTATTCCGGCGAACCTGGGCACGGGCGGCAAGGAGTCTGAGATTTACTTTGCTGACTTCAACGATGTCCTGATTGGTGAAGACGGCGCAATGGTGGTCGATTTCTCCCGCGAGGCGACCTACATCGATGCAGAGGGGAACACCGTTTCCGCGTTCGCGCGTAACCAGTCCCTGATCCGCGTCATCATGGAGCACGATATCGGCTTCCGCCATATCGAAGGCCTGGCGCTGGGTACCGGCGTTACCTGGTAATACTCCGACAATCGTGATTAACAGCCCGCCCCGCGCGGGCTTTTTTACAGGTGAATATCATGGCTCCTAAAACCAAAAACACTCAGAAAGACGATACCGCCACCGACACCAACGCCGAGCCTGCGGTAACGACCGCAGCGGTGGCTGATACTTCGGCACCGGCAGCAGACGCGAACACCGGTTCTGCAGGCGATGCTGGTAATGGTTCCGCACCAGGTCCGGACGGCGGCGATACGGATTCAGCAGGTGATGCGAAACAGGACGAAACCCCAGAAGAACGCATGTCAAAACTGACTAAAAAAGTCGCTTCGGTGCAAAACGGACGCGTTGCGGTGACGTTTCTTGGCCCGTTCAGTCGCTACTGCCGTGGCGATGTGGCCTGCTTTGACAGCGCCGTTGCTCAGGACATGGTGAACCGAAATATCGCCGTCTGGGCAAAAGATGCAGAACGCGCCCTTAAAACGAATAAGGACGATGATGAGCATGATCTTGACATTGGCTGAAGCCAAAACCCAGCTGCGCCTCGAGCTGGATTTTGATGAGCACGACAGCCTGCTGACCAGCCTGATTGACGCGGCTCAGCGCAGCATCGAGCGCAGCTACTACTGCAGGCTGGTAGAGAACCAGGCGCAGCTTGACGCACTGCCTGACGGTGAG